GCAGAAACTCTCTCATCGCAGAACCATCACCCCAAAGTTTGACTTCCCAATACTTACTATGGTCAAGAGCAGCATGAAACTTAGCAATCATTGCTGGAAGAACGTGAGACGTTTCCAGGTCAAAGTGATCGTTAGGACCATAAAGGTTCGTAGGCATCAAGGAGATGGCATTAAACCCATGCTGTTGGCGATATGCCTGACACATCATAATACCAGCAATCTTTGCAATCGCATAGGCATCATTGGTTGGTTCCAGAGCACCAGTCATCAACTGATCTTCGGTGATTGGTTGAGTTGCAAACTTGGGATAGATGCAGGATGAACCAAGAAACAAAAGTTTCTTTACACCCCAACGATATGCAGAATCAATAATATTCGTCTGAATACGGATATTCTCAGTCAAGAAATCTGCCTTATATGTATTGTTTGCCATAATACCACCAACCTTGGCAGCGGCAACAAAAACATAATCAGGTTTTTTAAGTCTAAAAAATGTATCAGTCGCTTCTTGATCTGTAAAATCTACAGTCTGACGAGTTCCCCTAATAATATCACTATAATCTTTACTTTCAAGATTTCTAACAATTGCAGATCCAACCATCCCATTGGCACCAGCAACTAATACTCTGGAATCACTGTCCATAAATGCACATATCCTCAACTAATTGTTTGAAAGAAATCTTAGGTTCCCAACCTAATTTTTCTTTTGCCTTAGAGGCATCACCTAATAAAGTCTCTACTTCAGCAGGTCGAAAATATTTAGGATTGACTCTAATGACCGTTCTGCCAGTAAGTTTATCAATACCAACCTCATCAAGACCCTCACCTTCCCATTCAATCTTCATTCCAAAGTAAGGTGCCGATTCTTCCACAAACTCCTTTACAGAGTACTGAACACCAGTTGCAATCACATAATCTTCTGGTTCATCTTGTTGAAGCATCAACCACATTGCTTCTACAAAGTCCTTAGCGTGTCCCCAGTCACGTTTAGCATTTAGATTACCAAGTTCAAGAACATCTTGAAGTCCGCAAGAAATCTTTGAAAGACCACGAGTAATCTTACGTGTTACAAACGTTTCTCCACGTCTTGGTGATTCGTGATTAAACAGAATTCCAGTACAAGCATACATCCCATATGCTTCACGATAGTTTTTGGTTATCCAATATCCATAGAGTTTTGCTACCCCATAAGGAGAACGGGGATAAAAAGGAGTAGTTTCACTTTGAGGAGTTTCTTGAACCAATCCGTAAAGTTCGCTGGTAGATGCCTGATAGATGCGTACACGGTCTTCCATACCCAAAAGACGCACTGCTTCAAGAACCCGAAGAGTTCCCACACCATCCACATCAGCAGTGTATTCAGGCATCTCAAAGGATACTTTGACATGACTTTGAGCACCAAGATTATAAATTTCATCAGGTTGGACTTTCTGTATGACTCTTACTATATTAGTAGAGTCTGTTAAGTCTCCGTAATGTAACTTAACATTTTGATACAAATGATCTATACGATGCGTATTAATCAAAGATGCACGTCTTACAATACCATGAACTTCATATCCTTTCTCCAAAAGAAGTTCGGCAAGATAAGAACCGTCTTGACCTGTGATTCCAGTGATTAATGCAACCTTCATAAACAAGAATACTTTTTACCATTATACTAAAAAAGATGGGTTTATGCAACCCACCTCTGTAACTCAGGCTCGCCACCAATTCTTTAACTGGAAATTGGAAACCAGGCGGGAGAGAGTCCCATCCGCACCACTTGCTCTTGAGAAAAGCAAGAAAACAATAGGGTCATATTTGACTCCACCACTTAGTTTTACTAAACTAAGAAAAGTTGGGTTAACTTTGATATCTCGGTAATACCAAAGAATGCACATAAGAATAGTACATCCCAAAGTTTAAGTTTAATAGCAAAAGGCACTGTGAGTAAACCTCCAATAACCTTTATTAATAAACCATATTTAAATTCTCCCCATAACATAGTTTGATAACCAATTATAAGAAGAATATTTCCAATCCACCGAAGTAAATCAGATTTTGACATTAGGGGTTTGCTCCCGACCAGTGCTGTTAAAGTCCATCCGTGACTATTTAATCATCATCTCTTACATAACAAGGAACTCTATCTGGATCTAACCAACGCGCATAGTCAATGTCTTCCATAGCAGTAGTACATTGTAGACCATTATCAAAAAGATAAATGTCATTCCAGCGTTTGGTGTATTCGTTTTGTTTTTGTAAACGGTAATCAGGTTTACCGTTAATTTCAAGGATACCTGCCTCTACGAAACGATATCCTTCACGCTCCAGAAGAACTTTGGTTTTCATGCAACCTCAACAGATTCAAGATCCTGATCAATATACTCCATAAGAATTTCGTAATCATCAAGAGGATCACCGGAAAATACCACCCCTTCATTTTCATAGAAGCGGCGAACCTTTTTATAAAGTTTCGGATTCTTTACATCAAGGTAGATTTCCCCGTTAGCAGCAGAACGTAGAGTGCTAACATCCTTTTTGAATTTTTGAATCAGAGACATTGTTTTGTTTTGTTTACCCTAGTATTATAAGGTGTTTGAGTTTTTGTGTCAAGTGTGCCAGTGAAGTAACTGGCGATCGGGGCGGCAAGAATCGAACTTGCACCTCCGCTTCCCAAAAGCGGCATTCTACCACTATACTACGCCCCGTAGTAATGAAGTTTTCTGTGACAGTTAGAACAAAGACAGATACATTTTTCCATCTCTTCTAAAATTGATTCTTTACTTCTATTACAAAGTAAAAAAGCAATATCGTGTTCTTTTTCTTTTGGATTGAGATGATGCCAGTCTAAACAGGCATTATCATTTTCTCCACATCTCTCACAGGACTTTTCATCCATAATATTATTATACCACATTCTCTTCCTTTGTCTAGCCTCTTTTGATCTTTGAGCGGTAATAGACTTGTTTTTCTCATACCACTGCTTCTGTGCGGCTTTTTGTTGTTCTGGATTTGAATACGGCATAAAAACTTATCAAGTAAGTTCAAAACTATTTATATGTTTTGAACCTTTACTTCTTGTGCCCTTTGTCAAATGGTGCCCAGTGCTGCCATTCGTATTTATGAATCGCCCATATACCCATAATAGGAAGAACAATCAAAATATATCCAAGAAATCCAAGTGTATATGGGTTTTCCAATACCCATCGTGCAAAGTGTCCCATCAGTATCCTCTCCAAGTTTTAAATTCATAATAGAAATATTGATCCAATACTCTATCATCCAATGGTGCGTTTTCAGTTCTATGCGCCCATACCTCACAGAATTCTACGATACGACGATCGTGTAATGAACTATGCCCCCACATTCTTACAAATGCTGATGTTGCAAAGTGATACCGCTGCCTAATGTGCGGTTCCGTTTCCTTTATACTTTTCGGTATCATAATACCCTCCTTTTGTTCCGAAATAAAGAGTTGTTAATACGAAAGGAACTGAAACAAATAAAAGTACTTTACCTAACATGATGTCCACCGAACATATAACGCATTCCGTTTAGGATCTTTGCTCCGAACGATCCGAGATTGCGTGAGTTAAATCTTTCAAATAGTGCAGTAGTAATGACAGGAGCGGGAACCCCCAAATCCACAGCGGCAGAAACAGTCCAACGACCCTCACCACTGTCGGATACGCCTCCAGAGAACTGTTTAAGCTCACCATCCCTGCGTAACACATCAGCAGTAAGATCAAGTAACCAAGACCCAACCACGCTACCACGACGCCACAACTCAGCAACCTCAGCAACATCAATATCATAACAATAGGATTCTGGATCCGCCATTGGGGCAACCTCTGCATCTCCTTCTCTGACATACTGAGCACCTGCATTAGCGTTCTTGAGAATATTGAATCCTTCGGCATATGCCTGCATAATGCCGTATTCGATTCCATTGTGAACCATCTTCACAAAATGTCCTGCCCCTGGTCCGCCACAATGTAACCAACCAAACTCAGCAGAGGTTACGTCTGAGTTAAATTGAGTCCTGGGGGCAGCGTCAATTCCTGGTGAGAGGGCATCAAAAATGCGCGAACAAGTGGCGACTGCAGTATTTCCACCTCCAACCATAAGACAGTATCCACGATCCAGACCATAAACACCACCGCTAGTGCCACAATCAATATATTGGATACCCAACTTTGCCAAACGTTCTGCTCTTTTCCTACTGTCTTTAAAATTGCTATTGCCATGATCAATAATAATATCTCCTTCGTCACAATATCGTAGTAACTCATTGATTGTCTCCTCTACTGTTTCTGCTGGTACAACCATCATAAAGATGCCTGGTCCATATTTGTCTGATACTCCACTCTGAGTATGTTTTACTACCTGAGCAAGGCTTTGTATAGAAGTTGTAACACCGTTAACATATCCGTTTTCATATGCTTCTTGTGCTTTCTCATAATTCCTCCTATAACCCCAAACCTCAATACCTGCTTTCATCATTCGACGGGACATTCCTTCTCCCATCCGTCCTAGTCCGATTAATCCTACTTTCATACAACTCCTGGATATGCGTGTGTAAGTCCCCAATAAATGAACGATGCAATAGAACTAAAAAGTAAAAGTGAAGATATAAAAGTTTTAATCATCTTTCTCATCCTCATAAGTAGATGGTTCTTCAAATAACTCTTCCATTTTTTGCCGCATGACTCTTTCTTGCAACTCTTGCAAATCTTCTTCGGTTAAAGTTATCATTTGTCCTTTAAAAGTTCTTCTATTCGTTTACGCATACTTGAACTTTCTTGTTTCATATAATCTCTGAGTGAATATCCTCTTTGACCTCTCATAATACAAGTTCCTTGATAGAACATAGTGGCAGCAAACACCAGAAGGAAAAAGATTCCTATTATTTCAGGGTAATGTTTAACCATGGCAAAACTGGTGGAATGACGCCTATCAACCTTAAAAGTCCCTCAGCAAATAAAGCAAGAACCACCCAACCGACGCACATACTAATGATAGAAGCATTACGGTTGTGTCGTCGTATTGCTGCATCGATCATCTCCTGCACTTCTGTGCGAGTTACATAATCATCATCAAATGGTTC